TTGCTTTCCATGCGAACGTTAACACGTCGAAGCTTCTCTCGGAGTCGTTGTCGAATTTGTTCGTTAGTCATGGTATTAATTCGCGTAAAATGTAACGTGACCTTGACGATATTCTACAAGGTGACGGTCATTGGTGTGTTTAACATTGTTGAGGAAATACAACATGAGTTCATTGATTTGAACTTCGAGCAGTTCGGCAACGGTATTGATGTGCATACGCTTTTCCAGGGCTGGTCCAAAGCTATTACCTTGTTCACGAACGCGCTTGAACATTTCTGTAAAACATTCCTTACGAATTTCTTCTAGACCTTTTTCAATTTTTTTGTTGGTCTTTTCAATTTCTTCCTGCAACTTTGCGTATTCTTCTTTAATGATACGCTTGAGGTCACTACGACTTATAGACTCCGACTTCATAGCCTTACTGATCGCGTTTCGACGGTTCTTGAGATAGGCGTCAGAGCTATCCGTGTCACCGTCGTTATCTACATCATCGTCTTCCTGTCCTACAGGGTCAAGATCCTCAGACTTCAGCCCTAATGCACGTTCTGTGTTCTGGACCATTTCTTGAAACGCGCTTGGGTTTCCATTGATGGGCTTCAGATTTACCAGCCCGAGCATACGAATAGGCATACTATATCTCTCAAAAAGAGGTGATTCTGTAATAAATAGTAACTTATAGACTGTTCAACATCTGAATGAGTTCTTTCTGTGGAAAACAATCAAACTTGTCGGGTCGAACTGAAGTGTGTGACCAAACACCTGGATCTCCACGTAATGCCTCAGGGCAAATGTCAAAAATACGGTCACCCTTGTATTTGACGGGAATGTTCCATCGGTTCCCAAGGAAACGAATGAGGTCACGGGTGTTCTCCAGCTGAGCGTCGGTATACTTCTGGTAAAACTTAAATCCTTTATATGGACGATCAAGTTCTACGACCTGGTCATCAGGAACTCTGCCGCCGGCGTAGTTAATGAATCCCTTATCGGTCTGTTTCAACTGACCCCAATTACAGATTTCAATACCAATGCTTTCGCGATTGAGTTGTGTATTGGATAATGCGTTGGGTCCACCTACACGGAGATGTACTTGTTTCAATCCTAAATGCCATGCCCATCTACTACTATTAAATAGTTGAATGATATCTCCATCCTTCCATCGAGTTGAAGTACCAGGATGTCCCGCAATAATAAAACTGGTTGCTACGCGCTCGGGCGTGCTTTCCCACCATCGAATTACACCATATGGGTCAGGAGAACTTGCAGTGTGATGAATGTAAATTTGCTTTTTGGTTGTATTTTCGTTGATGTAGTGTTGTGTTCCAAATGGCACCATAGTAATCTTTTTTAATATATCAGACATGATTATCTCCTTTTTATTTTCATCTTTGTGTCTTTTTGACATGGGTTGCCATTTCTAATATTCGCGCGCGTCGCCGGCACTGTGAACGCATTAAGTTCTTGGTCCGGCATTTTATTACCATCAGGTAAATCTTTTAAATTTTTATAGAATTGGAACTTTGACGCACTGAGTTTTGATAATCCGTCCGCAATATGAATTGCACCATTTTTCTTATAAACGTGCGTAGAATAATTTTGAAAGTTTACCATTTTATTGTGTACAGCATCTGTGGCATACCCCAACACACTCCAGAGTTGCCACGATTCAGCATTAGCTGGATGGGCATTAAGTAGCGCTGCCGATTCAGGCGCGGCCACCGGGGATCCATTAGGACCACAAATTGGTGGTTTGCCGGTACTCAATAATTTTACAATGTTTTTTGTTTCAATATTTCTATCCAATCCATAGTAATCAGCAATAATGTCTTTATAGTTTTCGACAAATGCAAATATTTGTGTCTTGGAATCTCGGAATGGTTGTGATTCTGTCTTACTGAATAAACTTTTTCTAAGTTGAGATACAGCCAATAGATCGCTTTTTACATTGGTATATTTTTTACCACGATAATCGGTATAAAATTCTGTTTCTTCATACTTGGTATAATTCGAACTTGCACTGCCTTCGCCCAGCTTAGTAGATACAGAAATTTGATCAAGATCAAACTCGGGCTCAATATCTTCTGTATCTACCAATACAAAACTAATTTTATTAGCCAACTCTATGGGATTTTTGGTTGGAGTATCACTGCCCAATCCAATCATGTCTACTAACTTGTATGAATCATCTGCGGGAATAATAACTTCACCTTTAGTGTGTACTTGGTGAATGGCTGAGAAGATTTCTGACACATAGGGTAACGCGGCTGACATTTCCGGTGGTGCATTATTAATGAATTTGGCATACGATTTAAAAAGATCTTTCACGTCTTTTGCATAAAAGATATCATTAACAATAGCTATGAGCATTTGAAAGTCATCATCATTTGTTGTATTATCACGAATGGCATTTATTAGTGCTGTAGTAATTTGCCTTGTGCCTTCGATACCAGTAAACCGGTATGCAGGTAAATTTTGAATTTGTTTGAGTTTTTCAATTTTATGTCGATGTATCTTTATTGAAGATTCTGCAATATTACGTGCTTCTTTTAATTGTTCTGCCGTTGCGTTTGGATGCTTTTTACGAGCTTCTTCCATAACAAGGTCAATAAAATTCCGGGGATATTTTATTTCATAGAATACACTACTACCAATTTTTACTCCACCGTCAAATCCTTCGGCTGAGATGAGTTGTACGGCGTCTTTGCCAAATAGATTTGTGGCTTTAAACGCTTCTTTACCCTTCTTTTTGCTGACTGCGGGGGCATCAAGATCTTTAGCTGGAATGTCTACACCCAAATCACGGATTGCTTTTGCTACCAAACGACCGAATTCTCGGCCGGCTGGACTTTCGCCAAACGGCTTACGTTCTGCATCTCCGGAAGTAGCTTTCCCCATAATTGTACCAACATACAACTTGTTGTTATTAAACATCATATTGTATGTGTCTTGCAAGTATTGTGCGGCAGCCTTGGTTGGATTCTGGAGGAACTTCAAAAATACCGGATCTTTACGGAGCGGATGATTTTTGGAACCAGGCACCTTGTCAATGTTTATATTGATAGCTTGTACCTTTCCGGCGTTAGTCTTTGCGGTTGGCTGGACGGTCGGGGTCGGTTTAGCTGCTTTGGCTGCTAACCGTGATGCCGGCTTCTTCGTTGGTGTTACCTGCGCATCATAATCCCTTGCAGCTTGTTGTTTTTCTTTTGCTGTGAGCGGAACAATCTTTCCATCAACGGATTTGTGGGTAGCTGGAACCTTACCACGCTTGCCCTTAGGACCGTAGTATATGTTTCCGTAGTGTTCAAGACCCCGCGATGCGGCTGCTTTACTTAAACGCAAATTTGATGCCGGTGCCTCGGTTAGAGACTCGGACAACAATAGAAATTTATTGACAAAATTTACGATTTTCTTTGAGCGTACAAACATGAGATCACCAAAAAAAGAATCCCCGATATCCACCATCATAAATAGTAGATATCGGGGACTCTGTTGCGAAAATCAAAGTTTATCGTGTATACTTTGATTCATGCACCTTTTGGTATTCTCGACGAATTCGTCCTTCTTGACGACGTTTCTGGGATTGTTCGTCTATACCCTTCACTCCTTTTGGTCGATGTTTGATACGTTCAAAAGAACTTACTTCGTCTTGCCAATCATCATCGAGATATTCTAAGCCGCGCATTTTTGCTCCGTTATTATACGGTTGGAGGAGGTGGAGTTTTCTTCTTGATGCCGGCCGCACGTAAGCCCACTGCGGCGGTTGCGGTCAATACGACATTGACGGTATCTGGGTTCCAATCAAGTGGATTATCTGGCAGTTGGAGGCCGAGAAAGGTTTCAACCTTGACGACCAAAAATGCCAAAACCGCGATAATGGCGAGCTTCACTACTTCTGGCAGCTTTGCCACCAATTCAGAACCGCGTTCGAGTAACTTTACTACGCTGCCGACAAGAGCGCCAACACCAAGAGACACTAAGTAAAAAACAAGTTCTACACCTGTTGTTGGGGTCGGGATTGCCGGAACTGTATCGGCAACTACCTGTAATAATAACATTGAAAATCTCCTCGGGAAGTGACTGGACAAACTACTCTTATAAATATCAGTTTACTGTTACAAAACTACGATCCAACGATATAATAGTAGGTAATTCAGTTACACTCTTCAGACGATATCTTGGCAAATGATATTGGTTCTCATACGCCCAAGTCCCTGTGGCATCTTCAATGAGAATATTGTTGATACCCAGCATTTGAGCCGAACGAATATCATCTCGTAAACTATCCCCAATGACCACGGTTTCGCTTGCGAGTAGTTCGTGATCGTTCAAGATTTGAGCGAGTTCTGCTGGAGTCTTTTGTGGATTTATATAAATCTTGTCATGATCAAAAATATTGTCAAGACCATTGTTCACGATTTTCCGCATTTGTATTGTGTAATCACCTTTAGTCAAGATGAACATATTAAATCCAGCCGATTTATATGCGTGTAGTGTGTCTATTACACCATCGAATAAATCGTATGGTTCATTGAATACACTATCGCCAATGAACCAACTGCGTTCTGCGGCTTCGTCATCTATGGGATTACCCATCATGATGTCAAGTGTAGCACTTGCGGCGGCAAAAGCTCGAGGAAAACGATTCTTGCTGAACCCTTCCGGAGTTTCTGTGAATATGACATCAATACTTTTAAGCAAATTGAGACAGAATTGTTCTGTGTGACCCGTGCGTTCGAATTGATATTTCGCAAATTCGTTCTGCTTTTGTTTGTAAAAGATTGAACAATTACAAATAGTATTATCGAGATCAAAAATCAAATTCTTTGTTCTGGTTAACATATCAGTTTACATTCGTATCAAGAAACCGACGAATCTGCGATTCTAGGTCTTGATCGGGGTCGTTGTTTATGAAGAAGTCAAATTTAGTATATGTGTCCAGAGCCGTTTCACTGATGTGTAATCGAGCCTCTACAGTCAGAGAATTATTTTCTGAACGGGTGGGAGCAATAACACGAATGACTTGACCTCCGAAGCGGCTTTGAATGAATTCGACTTCATTTGGAAATCTACAATCGGTTATGCAAAACTTGTTTATGCCCCAAGTTTTTGAAAGATGGTGCATCCATGTTGCAGCAGTTTCTAACCAAACATTTTCTCCATATATGTTACGGCCCTGTTCAGTTCCATTAATTTGTAATGCTTTACGTACATGAGGCGGTTTTGTATGAAACACTTCATCATAAGTTGCTTGACCCTTACCCACAGTCCAAATTTTGAAGTGATCGGCCAACGCCCAACGATGATACCCCCGTGGTCGCAGGTAATTCTCATAGATGTAATCTTTACCAGAACCCGCTTTTCCGCTTAATGCAATAACCTCAATATCCATGCGTATCCCCTTAGAGTTCAATATGAACGGTAATACCACGCATAATTTTTGTCAACCCCAATTTTCTTTGAACAAATGTGTATATAATCTTTATATACTTTTTCCGATACCCCGGTAATTACCATCGGGAAGCTTTCGGTTGGTACCAGGTTGATTGTGTGGGAGAAAGCCCCATTTCCACTCAAATTCGTTAAAGGCTTGAGATTCCCTATCCCTAAATTGTTGTGATTCTGCATTTTTTTTGGTGGCTACAGATCCAAAGTGATAGAGTCGAAGTGCTCGCGTGCGCGGAAATCGAAAGTCAAGTAACTCATACTTTAACATGTGATCCCAATCACACACATTGGGACTGTTGTAGAATGTATCAAATCCGCCCACCGCCATATAATAACGTTTGGCTACCACGAATGGAAAAATATGACCGTCTTCGGCTGTGGGTTGGTCGCCTTGTCGCGCCAATTCAATTTCCAGAAAACGTTCATAGTCGAATGTTTGTAGGTCTTGACCGATATCCACTACTGGGAAATGAAACATACCTGGTCCTGTGGGTTCTATTTGATCCACCGTCAATACAAATCGGTCGCCATATGTCTCGGTGACTTCCCGAATCTGTTCTTGCAGGCGACGGTCCCAATCCGTAGGAAACACATTATCATCATTAACAATGAATACAAATGGGTTACTTGCTTGCATGACACCGGCATTCAAGGCAAATTGCATGCCTCTGTTTGTGCCAAGATCAAGATACAATATTTCGCTATACTTCTCTAATATTTCACGACTTTCTTCAAAGAAACCGTCAACAACAACAACAATTTCAGTTTCTGGATTTTCGCGATTTTCCACCGCAGACCGCAAACACAAATCAAGATACTTGGGGTTACGATATGATGGAATGATTACGCTAACATTATTCATATTTAATGACCGAGTCGTTTTACGAGTTCTGATCTAGGTACCCACTCCAATTTTATTTTATACCCTTGTCTTAGCATGTCATTCATTTTTTTAATTGCTTGTTCATAAAGATAAACAAGTCTTTTATTTTTAACTTTCCATTTTCCCGTAACCTGCGACACCACAAGTTGACTGTCCATTCTAATTGTCGCTTGTTTGTGTTGATGTTCTTTCAAAAAGTTGAGACATTCGACGAATGCCAAATATTCGGCCTCATTGTTGGTAGTAAAGTTACCTGTTTCGCTAATACGCTTTGCTACAACCGGCCGGCTATGATTTTCGTCATAGACCGACCAGTAAATACCGGCGAACGTTTTACCGTTCTGTCCCAGTGTTCCGCCATCGGCGTAGAGTATTTGTGTCATAATCAAGTCTTGCGTATAGTTCTTGAATTCGTTGTTCGCTCTGAAGATTACACATGAACTGGCATCTTCCAGTATCCGTCCTTGAGAGCCTCTGGCTTCCAATATTCATAGAGTCCTTTCTCTAATTCATATTCTTTCCAAATAAAGCGTTCGCGCTTGGGTTGTGTTTTTGCCCACTCCCACATATTTTTTATGCCTTCGTATATATCGGTCTTGTGTTCAAATCCAAGAATCTCCACCGACTTCTGATATGTTGGGTATGCATGTCGCACTTCGTGCCGAGGCGGCAAGTGAATGATATTCACGCCAGACAATTCCTTTACGATTTCAGCAACTTCTAAAATTGTAGTCTCTTTGATACCACCGAGATTGATGATTTGTCTACTAGCTTTGGCATCAACTCCCGCAATCCAAAGTGGTTCCAAACTATCGGTCATTTCACTAAATGCCCGTGTTTGCAATCCATCGCCGTATACAGTGATTGGATCACCCACCAATCCTTTGTAAATAGCTATGCCGCCGAAGTTCCGATAACTATCCCAAATGTTCTGGTTGCGGCCATAAACATTGTGCGGACGAATGATGCACCAGTCAAGACCGTGTTGTTCGCCTGCAATCTCAATATCGCGTTCCGCTGCCGCTTTAGCTACGCCATATGGGTCCACAGGATTACGCACCATATCTTCGTTGAATGGTGGGGTACTGTCTCCATATACAGCCATACTGGAAGTGAACACAAGTCGCTTAACACCATACTTGATGGACGCATTGATAATACTGGCGGTGCCTACCAAGTTATTGATATAGTTGAATCTACGAATGAACGGGCTTACACACTCGGCAGCATATGCGGCAAAATGATACACGATATCAATTTCATTTGTTTCAAAAATTCTATCAATACTCTCGGGCTTATTTGCGATGTCATACCTGTAAAATATGACACCTTCCGGTACATTCTCAGCATATCCACCAGAGAGATCGTCTACTCCAATCACGGTGACACCTGGTTTATTTTTGAGAATGTATTCTGCGAGTCGTGAACCGATCAATCCTGCGCAACCTGTGATCAATACCTTCATATGTTCCTCCAAAAGTTTCATTATAAATAGAAGTTCAATACCAAGTACTAACCATGAAGAATTTTCTTTCCTGCAATATGTGGAGGAATTTCTGTTTTAGGAGATTGATCTGATAAAAGTTTACGAAGTTCTTCATTCTCTTCAGTAAATTTCTTGTTTATTTCTTTCAACAACTTAATTTCAATTCGGTTCAAGATAAGTAGAACCACGACATAGATCGCGATGCACGATAGTATAATTTTAACAAAAAGATTCACACTCAATTCTCCGTGGTATAATTTTATTAAAGATAATAGACCCTCTCAACAAAGTCAAGAGGGGATAAAATGATATTTTTATACGTGAACCAAATTATTCACAAATGTTTGTGTAGTCGATACCCAACTAAATTTTTCTGCTGATCTAACCACGGCTTCCCGATCCAGTTGCATGGCAGGTCTGATATAATCCCCCATCTGTTCCGTGGAATGGACCAAATATCCATTGACACCATGCTCTATGATATCCGGCGCAGCGCCGGTGTGGTAAGCAATGACAGGTACGCCCGCCGCGAGTGCTTCTAACATTACAATACCGAAGGTATCTGATAAGGACGGAAATACAAATACCGATGCTTGATGATATTCTGCAATGAGTGCATCACCACACTTTTTACCGACGAATTTTGTATTGTTGTGTGTTCTTTCATCGAGGTCAATTAATTTTAATAAATGTGGACCATCACCTACTAGATGTTTTTTCATTCCTTCGGGTGGAACTATCTGGATGAATTCATCCAGATTCTTTTCTTTCGATACGCGACTCACACACAAAATAGTATTTCGTATAGTAAACTGTGTTTTGCGGAATTTATTGTGATCTACTCCACGACCCCACACCACGGTATCACAATCAAGATGGTTTTGTGCATCTCGACTGGGAACTAACACCACTGATGCGGGGCCGTGAAACCAATTCAAATATTTTCTAATGTGATCTGGTGCGACACCCCACCACATATTTGCATATGATGCAAAATCGGTATGATACGAAGTAGTAAACTGTAATCCGCGTTGTAAGCAATATCGTCTTGCCGCAATACCCAATGGACCCTCGGTAGCAATATGAACATGCGTAGGATCAACACGATGAAATAGTTCCGGAAATTTCCACAAGTTTAACGATATGGAAATTTCTTTGTAAAATGGCAACCGAATGCAACGAAAGTTCTGAGGAGAAATGACGTGAACTTCCCATTTCATGTGTTCCATTTCGCGGATAGTGTTCTGAAATGTAGTAACCACGCCATTTACTTGGGGTTCCCACGCATCAGTAACCAGTAATAATCTGTTCATAATTTTGTCCAATGGATATTCTCATACGACATCGGTTGTGGAGTTCAAAATTCTTACTTAGTCCAAACAGACGCGAAATTGTAATTACCATATAAACAAGTCAATCCCGATTGCCGTAAGTTGTTATGAACTGCTTGTATATCACAGTTGTAATGCATCGGCATATCATCGGTGTGTCCCGATAAATCAACGATCATATACAGCAATCCACCCACATTCAACGCATTTGCTAATTTCGTTCCATAAGAAATTTGCTTATCGGGAGGCAAGTGCTCCCATACAGCATCAGTAAATAGCATATCATATGTTTGTTTGAATTCGAAATTCTCTTGAGGAATTATATGCATCGTAATGGGTAATTCGTATTTTTTGATACGCCACCGAGCAAACTCGGTAATGTAACTTTCAATATCAATATAATGCACTTCCACATCAGGACGAAGTTTTGTAATGATATCGCAAAACACGCCCGTTCCGGCGCCAAAATCAGCAAAGGTTTTACCTGGATGTTGGTGTATATTCTTTAGTCCATTGGGTATAAACTTATTAATTTTATTGGCCAGTCCTTGTAAATTCGAATTGGCTGTCAAGATATCATAAATATATGTTTTCGAATCGCTATAAAACCGTTCCAATGATTCATGTGATTTTACATCCACGGCATTAAGAGATCTATGCATTCGCATTTTATCAGAGATTTCCCACAACTCTTCGCCGCTGAATTCAGCAAAATCTTTTACAACACTACAATTAATTGTTAGCATCGGTTCTGGTTTAAAATTGAAAAAATCATATTCCATTATAACGCCTCGATTCTGTCGATAATTTGTTGACATAATTCTTCATCGTTTAAATAGGGGTTGAGATCTACGTGATTCACACCGGTATACTCATAGAATCGTGGCCCCAGTTGCGGTTCAGGTAAAACTTTACGAATTACTCCGTTTGGTCCATAGAGTTGCCATACAAATGCACTGTCTAATATTGTGGGACATCTCACACCATAAGCAATATTAGCCAATCCACCTTCGGCCCCTACAAATGCGTTGGAATTTTTTATAATTGCAGCATCAATTTCCAGAGAATTAATATTTTGGATGCTTAGGCTATCATATTGATTTACTCCGTCTGGTAATCCTACGGGAATAACACAGAATTGTTCCGATAAAGTATCTATAATCTTTGGTATATTTCTGAGTCGTCCGCCATAACCTTTATAGGGTACATCTATCCCTCTCCAATATTCCTCTTCGGTAAAACTGAACGCTTTGGACTGCCAATTAGACATCACGGTAATAATAGGCGTTGTAGGTGAATACGACTCATTTCGTAAATTTATCATTTGTTCCAATACCATATCGTTAATTTCTGGTCTTATATAGGTTGTAAAACCGGCATCTAATGTTTTACAGCCCGCCATACGTTTTACTTGTAATGGCGGTGGTTCAGTTAAATCAAATGTTCCCAATCTAATAATAGCGTCGTATCTATCATTAATATTTTTTATGTTATAAATCGGAGTGGGACCGGGCGTATTTGACACATACACGTTTCTTATGAATGGATTATTATTCATCAATTGTTGCATTTGGGGAAATCCTATGACAAAATCCACACATTCATATTGCCCGTCAAGCACGAATCGTTCGGCTATACTAGAAGCAAATAGTATATCCCCGAAAAATCCATGAGTAACTACTAGAACCGATTTAGTATTAACCATTTTTTCTACTAACCTATGATTGTCGAATAATTTGATATGGAATATGAATGAGATTCATTGGTATATTTCTTTCCATCATATGATGATAAAGTAAAATCTCATCACAGAACGGTATATTTCTATTATACAAATTATCCATATTGTTGTATAAATCACCATAGTGCGACATTACTTTGGAATTTCCAAATCCAAATTGATCATTGATGCTATTGTCGTGGGGAGAATCATCGGGACAATTAAGCGCAGAGAGTTCAAAATCTACAACTTCAACAGGTATTTGTATGCCCCAATCAAAACGAATACGAATAATACAGTCATATTGATACGGCAAAGCTAAATTTATAGATTCGAAAACCGAATATCGTTGACTAATACTATTTTCAGGTTTTATACCTGGATATTTTCTCTCTTCATACCGAGAGCCATCAAAATATTTTTGTGGCTCAAAAATATATTTTTTAGGATTATATAAATCCAATATGATTTGATCAATATTTTGTGGAATTATGTTGCTGGCAATGAAATTACCCGAGTTAATGAACGGTTTTCCCACAATATCTTCACTGATCCACGAATGAATGAAAACATCTGCATTATTTGGTTCAATTAGATTTTCGTAAATATATGGGTATGTGTATTGGACATTACGCGGTTGTCCACTAATACATAAAGCTACTTTCATGGTCTGATAATCTCATATGGAATGCTATCTGGCTTATATCGTTTATGGGGTCTGCGTCTGCCTATCAGCAACGCTACTAGTATCCAATCCAACCTTACTCCTGAATTCTGTATACAACTTTTCCCCCAATCCGTCCATCTGTTCAAAAAATGAAATGGTAAGATTATGATTCTTCGTATCTACAGTTACGAGGTCATTTGCGTAATCACCTTCAATGACCATCGGTTTCCAAAGTGCATTGAATTCAACATATTCTTGCTCTGTCATACTGTCAAATACCCAAGCGCCGATGGTCGGAACTGTACCCGCCTCCACCGAACGACGTAGGCCGTCAAAAGTACGCATACTACCGGCAATAATAAACTGATTTCTATCAAACGCACCGTAACGTTGATTCACAAGTCGAAGGTGCTGGTCGGCATTGATTCCTACCTCCTCCATTCGACCCGGAATAATACTGACATAAGTTACACTTGGATACGAGAAGCACCGAAGTGCTGTTGCTGCATCACTTACACCTGTAACATTAATCTGTGTCGTTTCATTGAGTCGGAGTTGTGTAACTTGATCGAGGATGTGCTTGTATGGCGGTATCTTCATACCAATATGAGTACGACCATCCCCAAGACGCTTGAGTAGATGTACCCATGTGAAGAGTTCCGTACCAGTCGCTTTGCTATTGGGAAGTTGAAAATATACTACACCACTTCTATCTCCACGAATATCAGTCGTGAGTTTTGTGAGCTTATAAGCCAACAACTCTAGCTTTTCTAAATTATCACATTCAACCTTAGCTAGTGCATTGGGATTGGTCGTAACACCCAAGAATGATGATGGCTGCACACCGTTCTTGAGCAACTTGTCCCAAGTACGCTTGATGTAGTCAACATCGGCGGTATCAATAAAAAACTTTGGCATTTTTTGAATTGTTTGTAACATAATCATATATTAATTGTCCTCGGAACTTTTATTGTGTGTCAGATCTTTCTGCATACTGAACAATTTCTTTCGAGATTCAGAGCTTCTGATTCCGCCACTTTGAATTATGGAGTCAACCAACTGTGTCGTATGTTCCCAGTTACCCGGAACATGATTAATTGCAGCATCATTAATGAATACGTCAGCATGTGGAGCGGACCACCATATTTCATCATATGGAATTTCAAATTTGTCCAACCAAGAAAATAAATTCTTTGCTTGTTTAGCTAAAACTTTTCCCTGGTTACCGTCACAAGTTTTCATATGACGAGCAGTATATAAAATGATATAATGTCCTTCCGCCTTCCAGCGTTTTATCGTTTCAACTGCTCCTGGTTGGGGCCGTTCATTACCATATTCTTCGTCGGATGATTTACAGAAATTTATTGTATCATCAATATCTAAACATATTCTCATACTTGAAACCTCTGAACATCTTCAGGAGTACCTAATGGAACCACATCGGTAATCGTATGAACAAATACAGGTCGGCCCTGTTTTATATGTGATCTTGGCACTTGACTTATGAAAAACTCTTCTCTTCCAGGCCAACCAGTACGTTCACCGCTTCTGAGAATTTTATCTGCATGATCCATAAACTGATTTGTATTATGAAACCAAAATGTTCCAACCAACGGCTTGCCACCTCTATCCAGTGCCGAGACATCTTTTTCGCAAATCTCGGTTGCGAGATTACCTTCGGCGATCACAAATGACCATTTATCGCTGCGGTCTTGTGGTTCAAAACAAGTTACAACCATGCTATCATCAAAGTCATAAGCTTCAGATATCGTACTGAGAAAACCTGTTCCATCATACTTGTTGTCGCTATCCAGCACTAATAGCGGATCGTCTTCGTTGTCTATCAAGGCAGCCACAAAGTAGGCGGTTTCCAAATTACCACGAGTACTTTTCTTGAAACTGACGATATTGATGTCACTACCATATACACTCTTGAGATAGTCTGACATTCCATATTGTTCATGTTCTTCTCTGATTGCAAAATAAAGTTGCTCGGAGTAGATGGGAACATTTATGGTCTGATCCTTATGTTGAATAAACGGCAGTGAACGAGTCGTCCATTCTAAAATGGTTTTGTTGTTGACTTCTACCAACGGCTTCGGCGTGGTGATTCCAGCTTCGGTAAACCTCCGCCCTTCACCGGCCATCAATACAATAATGTTCATAGTTCCAGTGCTTCGTTGAGTAATCGAACGCCCGTAGCATACATCACAGTTTGTCGAGCCAAACTATCATAATGACGAGCACACATACCGATGTAAATACAGCCTTGAAGAATCTTGATTTCTTTCTGATTATATTTTGGAAAGAAATGTTTCTCGAATTCTCCTAAGGCCCGTTCTGCTTCTTGCCACCGATGGAATTTTAGTTCTAGATCGGCACCGTGAGTTGTAACAGTAAACCTATCATTGATGATGAAGTCATACATTCCATCTACAGAATGATACAGCTTTGCAATATCGTACCGACGGTCGCCATATATGCCGAGTTTTCCAAAACTACCGCGAGGATCAATGAAACGTATCATCCCGTCCGAATAAAAAATATTACTAAAACAACAATCGCCGTGAATGAGTACAGAATCATAGTCCAACATATGTTGTTCTATATAATCACGTATCTCAGGCCAAATAATATGAAAATTTGAGTATGGACGATTATTAATACCAATGACGGTTTCATCGAATAAATTACCAATCTGATCCGACCAACCATACTTGAATTTATTATACTCGCTTTGTGTTTTTGTGATGTACATTTCACGAGTATAATCGTTCTTACCTGGATGTGGATCCTTCACGGTGTCCCATTCATCCATCACCCTAGACAAATCGCGAAACACATTATCCCACCAAATCAGATGTTCAATCTTACCTAGAACGAGATCCGACAGGGTGGGATAACGAAGATATTCGAGCGAAAACCAATATTCATCACCGGCATCCGATGAACGAGTGCCGAAATCAACAAATCGCGGAAAATACACGGCCTGATCAGGACAATCCCGATTGATAGCAATATAGTAACCACGTTCATCACGAAGGCGCGGTTCCTTGCTTATCTTCGTGATGATTCCTTTAGGAAAACTCGTTTCAAATCGGTTGTAAGCGCGAGTAACCAATTGCGTCATAATTCAGATAGCCAGTGAAGTTTCGATACCATATTTATCAAGATATTCAATAATCTCGTCAATAGAAATCATAGATAGTTGCCATCTCTCCGCATATGGCACTAGATCAGGCACCCGAGCCATACTACCATCGTCGTTCATAATCTCACAGATAATAGCAACAGGCTTGAGACCAGCTAAAATACAAAGCTGAACTGAAGCTTCGGTATGTCCTTGTCGTTCACGTAGTAGGCCGGGCCGTGGACGAAGTGGAAATAAATGACCGGGATATGCAAGTTGATCAGGCTGTGTTGTTGGATCAAGAACTAATCCTATTGTAACCATACGATCATCCACGGAAACGCCAGTTGTCACACCGTCTTTGGCATCAATACTCACCGTAAATGGTGTACTAAACTTATCATTGTTATTACTGGGACTCATTGGAATTTGTAGTCGGTCGAGAATTTCACCGGCTGTTGGGATACACATGATTCCACGAGCTTCCTTTGCAATAAATGCCAGCGTTTCTGGTGAGGCTTTTTCCGCCGCAATCATTAGGTCGCCTTCATTTTCCCGATCATAACTATCTACGATAATAAGCGGTTGGCCGAGGTGAATGGCGTGCAACGCTTCTGATATTTTATTGTCAAGTTCCGAACCATCCGAAAAAAACATTATAAAATCCTCTTAAAAATTCTATTATGACCGACCGCAAAAACTTCAACAAATCGAGAATCTTTTTCCAACACATCTCGGGTGGCTCGAGATACATCTTCTAAGCCTTTCCAATTGGCTCGAATTAAGTTATCTGGAATGTTCAGATAGTTACTGGAGTCGTCAACAACAATATGTCCATTAATAGTAACCATCTCTCTATAATTAGTCAAGTCTGACACCACTACATCGTAATCATGACATCCATCTACAAAGACTAAATCATATGGTGCTGAATTGCGAACCGAGCCGATGATGTCCGAATCATTACTATATCCTTCTATTAAAACCAAATCACTGGCATCCAGTCCAAATTGAGCATAAATGGTAGCAATGGCTTCTTCATAGTCAATATCGGGGTGTGTTGCATATTTGTCACCTGACTTATTCAGTGGTGTGACGGCATACACGGATCCGTTTTTTCCGAGTATTTTGTTTAAAAGTGATATCAGACTAATTATCTGACCCTTGAATACGCCAATCTCAAGAAACTTAAAATTTTCAGGCGCTTGTCGTACTAGTATATACCACATCCAGTGAAATGCTCGATTGCCATATCCCCAGTTGTTATTGATTACAAAATCTCTATGATCTTTTAAAAATGTGGTATTGTTTACTAAATTCTTCATATTTCGCCAGATATATTCGTGTTTCTCAGGCGAATCTTGATAAAACTTAGAAAGTTCTTCGACACTACATAGCGGACGCATTTCTTCTGTAAACACCAGCAAATTACGAACTTTAATATGCCGTAATGAATCCAGAGATGTCCGAACGGAAACCGATGTAAGATTTTGTGTATTTACACCAGAGAACAAATAATTTCTCCAGTTGGAGAATATCATTTGATTTCTTTGAAAATTTTCGTCTTGTAGACCTGGATTGGAATCGGGATGTGGTAGTGCTTGAAATGTTCCGTCATTACGACTCACTGATAATCCATAATGTTTGATGCGCTCTCTTAGGTCGGCATCTTCAAGTCCCCACCCGTTATATAACGAGTTGAAACCATTAATTTTGAAAAATGCCTCCTTGCGAAATACTGTCACCGCACCATAAAAATCATCGTCTACACTGTTTTTGAAATGTCTGTATCCGGTTGGAATATCTGACTCGGCGCGCGGTGTTCCATCCATATTGATGAAATTGACCCGTTTAACCGGTTGAACCACATCGGTATCACCGTAATAACAATCCACCGATTCCGGTAGATAATCTACATCATGTAATGCAACGAGATCATATTTCGCAAGTTTTACACCTTCATTCAATAATACGCCTCTCTTAAATCGTTCTTCATCGTCCTGTTCCACGATAATAATTTCATGTTTAATATCACTAAATAATGATGTAATATGTGGAACGAACCGTCGAAGATGATCTTCGCGATTTCTATAACATACAATTATACTAATTGGTTGCTTCATAAAAACTTTGACTCTACAATTTGTTTGATCTCAGGCACCCGATCCCACTGATGAACGATGTGAAATGGTTTTTCATACGGCATACTCAATACTACACCGTTCACAACCCTAGGTTGTGTATCTACAAGATAAGGAACATAATGTGCCTTTTCCGGGTCTAGTACTGTACCACACTGGCATGCCCACCCGTCAGAATGTTGCGTCTTTAGAAAATTCCTCGGCATTGTTTCATTGACAAGAATGTTGTAAGCTGACTGATCACTGGGAATATAGCGCCCGACGGTCATGTTGTAAAGAGTCAGGAATAACCCCATCATATCCCGTGACTTACCCACCACTACACCAACATTATAAATTGTCCAATCTTTTGCGGTTTCTAATACAATGGGACCAAATCCGTTTAACATATTATCGGCTCCCCACGGTTCATCACCATATTTGATGCCTTCACTTGATGCAATGAACGACTGTGCTGTAAATGAATGATCGAGACGACTCACGCCATATTTGGGGGTAAGCCATTCTTGTGGATTTTTTTGAAACCAGACATCTCGAACATCGGTGATCATTACATGTGTATAATTTTCCCAGTTGTTACCTTCATTGAGAAATTGCCATGCATGAAAGAATCGCATCTGATGGGCCTGCGTGTCTCGGCCACGACTATTGTGCAAAATTGCTTGACCGAACGAATCGTGGCCGATTTGATATACTTCAATTCCCAACTTTTCACAGTTTTCTATAACATCGGGCTGGATGCGATATGCCAGCAATATCACATCACCGGTAAATCCACTTTCCTTGATAGAACGTGCCCACACTTTAATTTGATCCCAACCATACAAATCGGCGGCACCAATGAGTAGGTCTTTCTTCTGTTTTGGGACATATAATGTTGGGGCGGTCATACGCGACTCCAATCAATACCGGGTGAGGCCCACTGCGGTTCGCAATGTGTAGAAAGGCCAGGAATTGGGGTAATCAAACTGCGGCCTCGTTCACGAAGCGTCAAGAAACACTGGAAGTCATTAGGGTGACTGCCCTGCGTAAAGTCTCTCCATGTTTGTTCATCTTTCTTGAGTTGCCGAATTGTGGTCGCAAACGTCATGGTGGTACTGTTTGTCAATTTCCAGTGGTGGCTCTTAGTACGAAATACCTTGGTAATTTCACCACCATCGGTATCAACAAACGGATTGCCGCCGTTTTGTCCTGGGATATACTTGTCATTATGGTCGTAGAGACTCACATAATCAGCAATCTGGATCCCTTCTAAAATTGCATTTTCGGAACCTGACAAGTGAAGATAGTCGTCTTCAAGGAAATATACAATATCGTCATCGTTAAAGTTTTGAAGCGCGTAGTCAAATACGTGACGCCAACTACCCGCCGAACTACCACCTACATAATAGTTTAAATCGCCGAAGAATCGCGATAGATCAATTTCTTCTATAGCCGTTCGGGTGGTATCTAGAAGATTGGTCTCGTCTACAAACAAATGTACATTGTTAACGTCGAAATGTTCTAGACAATTTTCCAAACAATGAATCTTAGTTGCATTAGGAAATTTGACCTTGGCGTATCCATTATCACTGAGTCTATATACGACATTTACACTCATAGTTCTCCACGTCCTCGTTGATCAATTTGGTAGTCAAGTCGGCGAAGCCTTTGTATCTTTTCTAACTTATATGTTCTGTAGCAGTCAATTTTTTTGATGGCGTTGGTATCCAAGACCAGTTTGTAAAAATCTTGCGCGTTGTCTCCAACTTTTCGCTTTGATACAACTTCTACCATCAAGTCTCTTCTATTGATGACATTCATAGCCAATCCGTGCAGCAACTTATTCCAGGCAGGATTGACCACAAACACAGTGCGCTCTTCTCCATCGTATAAAAATCGAATAACATCGCCCGGAAGTACCATACTTATATCTATTTTTCGTTCATTCGATAGATACGAGCGATGACTTGGTAGTTCGTCGCGAGTTTTAGACAGTTGGTTGGATAGATTCTTCATTTACAACTTTCTTCGTAATTTTGTTTAGTTTAGGCAATACTACCGGAGCCGGAACGGCCATCTTCGGTACATACTTTTCAAGTAAGTCTTTAGTACGATCCTTGATCACTGCATAATTGAACTTGTCACGAACGGATTTCGCCAACTGCTTAGCTGGCAAAACGAGATTATCATACTTCCTGAATGCAAAAAGCATTGCACTACCCGCTGCATCAGGATTGACATTAAACCATTGTGATTCTGGGATGATGACATTTTCCCAGACCGCGCTGGCGTCTACATTCTTGAGTTCACCAGGTAACAAGATACACTTTTCCTTTTCTAAGAAGTCGATAGGACCTGACCAACCAGAGGCAATTATTGGTTTGCCGCTTTGTGTGGCTTCCAACAATGGGCGTCCGAATCCTTCGCCTTTCGTCAAACTGATATGTACCTTGACTTTGGGATGATTGTAAAGACTATTCATTTCTGCTTCGGTCAATTCACCGTGAATCAAGTATACATTTGGACAGTTTGGACCAATGCTAGATCGAATATCTTTGATTTTTCTGAGAATATCTTCTCGGTCTAACAAACTAAATCCAGCACCAGAAGTCTTGAGAATTAGTGCTGGTTTGTTTGTTGATACTGTATCCTTGAACGCTTGACAAAAAATGCTAACTAACAAACCCACATTTTTTCGGTCTTCACCAATATTACCCTGCAACCAGTGTCCAACAAACAAGAATGCAAATTTCTCCTTCACCTTAGTAAACATCTCACGAACTTTTGGTTCAATAAGTTCCGGTGGTATCTTCTTGAAAATTTCCGTATTGATACAATTATGCAACACCTCAACCGGTACAGTAACCTTATGATTGGCTATGGTCCGCCCATCGGGGGTACGTTCTTCTATGCTCGTGGATTCAATGACCAATTTTGAATGTTGTGAAATAGTCCAGACCGTATTCATGCGGTTACATCCTTGTACCCACGGTAGGCTAATTGCCGTAGTTTCAATGCCGGCGGTGATACCAATATTGTATTTACCGACCGGTTGGAATTCATTAGGTACACTAATTTGGATAAACAACTCGGGTTGACGTGGAAGTTGAACCGGATGCGGCACTATACGCTTAATCAACTCCGTGTCTTTTTCTGGGTCGAGTGCATTCATTGGTGTCATACCCCAACCCATACTCACTAATTTCACATCATAAAGATCAAGTTCAATGATATGACGGCAAATGTCTCGTGACATGTCTCCATATCCAGAACGAGTTTCAAGTGGGCTCTGAATAACACACATTGGCTTTATCATCTATTACCTCTTTGGTCCATATAACGGTTCAATCACAATAATGACATTAGAATTTTTTTGTAAAGAGGGATTGAATGGCAACTCAGATTTCATACGATTTAAATATTGAGTGCCGTTCTCACCGGTATGTGGATGTCTGAAGTCTTCCCACTTCAATCGCCACAATTGTTCGTCAAACTCTTCCTTTTTATACTCTCGCAATACAAGGTCCGCAACAGAGGTATTCGAGATGATTTTTCTGACTTTCGGATCTTCACCCGGCGGAATTACTCCGCTTTGAAGATGCCTACTCGATCTCTTGGTTCCCAATTTTCGAAACACTCGTCAAATGCCTCCATAAATCTACGACTCATTTCATCTGTGGTCATGCCTGCTGGACCCATTGCAAACTCTCGGCCCAACTTTCCACGCCGAGCACGTTCTTCCGGTCCCATATCATACACTTGCCGCAATGCCTTTGCGGCATCACGATAGTCACAGCGGTCATCAAATATGTATGGCGTTGGTGGAGAACCAATGAGAGAACGATTATTCGGGAATACGGGTACAACCCATTCCCCGTGATTCTTGTAACGACCATCAGCATTTGTGCCCCACTCGGCATTAAAATGCTTGTCTTCCCTAAGTAATTCACCATTCTCGTCACGAAAGCCCATCTGGTCTTGTAGTCCGCCTGTAACATTGGCAATGATCATTCGTTCTGACATCATTGCTTCCAGTGTACCAATACCAAATCCTTCATTTGATGCAATATTGATGACAACATCAACATTGTTATAGATATCCACCATCGAACGGGGATCGAGTCGTGCCGTTGAAAACACAGCATTAACTTCCGGGGCCACGTCACGAAGCACGGCATACAAATCGGTACCATTATCGTCTACAGGTGCGGTATGTAATAGCAGTCGGCACTCGGCCCGCATCTTTTCGGGTAGTCCCAATAAAAAGTCACGATAGGCGAGAATAACATCACTAGTCATCTTACGACGAATATTTCTGTTATTATAAAACACTACAAACTGAACCGTGTCAGCCTCTTCGCCAAACATGTTCTTTCTGATTTGTGCAACGCGGTCAAGGTCTTCTTTTTCGGTATATCGCTTCCAAAGATTTGGGTTTACACCGTGTGGAATATATTTGACTTGCCACGGCTTTGGGGGGTCTTTCTTCCACACTTGTTGTACTATGTTATATGTCTGTTTGGAAATTGCATAAATGGCATCACAACTACGATAGAAATTTTCGTTATACTTTGGATATGGGGTATCATCCCACACATGATAAAATAATAACGGTATGGTATCACGGAACTCATGCTCCATTTGATACAACCAAACCCAAAATCGCGGGTCGGTAAAATGCATGATGGCATCGGGCCGTTCATTATTAATCAACCAACGTAGAATAGGTGGATCGCCATATCCATTATATGGGAAAATACGAACATAAGGATCTTTGATACCATATTCCGTTTCTATGGAAGCACTGATATCAATTCCTCGGCCGGCCTCTGGATGATTGATAGCGGCTCCCAACTGGACCCAATTGATTCGATGCGCCGTTCCTAACACAATTTCACGAGACATAACACCGACACCAGACGGCATTCGAAGATCATCAGATAGTAGTAAGATTTTTTTACGTTGATCTTTTGGAATCCAACCATCGCGTTGTTCATGACTACCAACAACTTGATTTTTGATGTCTTCCATTGCACCTGATTGTAGTGTTGTTATTCCGTTCGAATCAAACCGACCGGTTCCTGCTACTTCTGATTCTTGTAGTAACGTGTCCGTCATCACAACCTCTTATTTTGAACTAAGCGAAATTTCATTGGTTACTTCTTCTAACTTGAGTACACTGAGTCATATATTACCTCGGTACAGCGCTACCCGATGTACTACCTGATACAGCTTGGAGAAACAAATTTTCGATGAATCGACCGATCTTATAACCTTTACGATTACAAAAATCAGTTACTTGTTCTTTGATATCATTTCTAATTTGAATTGTGGCATATTCAGACCTTATAATTTTTGACTTTGGCTTATCTTTTGCTAAAACATTGGTCAATATGCCGCCGACATCTTTTGTTGATCGACCATACTTTTTGATAAGATCGGCTTCAAAATTAATAGCTTCTTCCTCGGAAAGATTCTTTGCCACTATCTTTACTTCTACTGATTGTCCAGAAAGCTTTATATCTTCCAGTATTACTCGAGTATGTGACGTTATTCTTGAATCTTGTTTGTAATATTCTTTAAAACGATCACCTGTACCCTTACCAACATAAAATGGCTTGGATGTTCTTGGATCTATTAACTCGTAAACATAAAAATCCGATCTAGCCATGCGACTCTCCTAAAATCTACTATCAGAAAAACGACTCTACTATAAGTAGTAGATGTTTGGTAGAAAAACGAAAATCCCTCAAGATTTCTGCTAATCTACTTGTTTCATCAGTTCTCGGTATCGTGCTTGAAGAAGAATCTGAACATGTTGTTCTTTTTGACTTAGATGTTCACGTAGTTCAGATTTTTGTTCATCAGACACGGCAATAAAATTGTCTTCTCCAAACAGCGACAATTCTCCACAGTAAAAACACATACTGATGTCTCCGACTTGTGGAGTAATGTCTTCATCATTTGAGGCGGCGTCAAGAATATTTGCACAGTATGGACATTGCCGCTTGTTAAATCGAACAGTATTCATTTTACGAACTCAATGGTTAAAGTTTGGATTGTTCTTTCTGTTGAAATTCCTTAGAATAGAAATCAACATATTATCCTCTACGAATGACCTTCTTTTTATTTGAGGGTAAATACCAAGAAAATGAACACAACGATGCATCATTCCTAAAGGGACACCACTTGCAGTTCTTCTCGGAGGGAGTGGCCTTCTGTTCGGGGCGAGGATTGCCTTCTTCGTCGAACGCTTCATTAAGAAATTTTTGAAACCGCGCGGCAGCACGATTCATGCTAACCTTGCCGTGACTAGGTTCAAATCCCGCTACATGTTTTATCGGAAAATCAGAATTTTCGGGCAGTTTACGCTTAAGAATAATAAATTTAACAATGATATTGTCTACAGGCACACCGAACAAATCAGCATAGAATCGCTTGTATAGTATGAGCTGATCAGTTTTGTTAACATCCGTTTTCTCGTATGACCAACCACGGGTGCTGGTCTTAAAATCATAAATGTAATACGTCTTGGTGGCCTTGTGATACATCACCACGTCAATGTAACCACGAAATAAAATTCCTCTTTCCAATTCTTTCTCAAGAGGCACTTCTACACCAATCAATTCCCGATTGGGTGGAAACCACTCTTTGTGGTGTTGACGGATATGTTCGAGAATATTACATCCATCAGCATAAAACTCAGCCACTTCTTTCTGCGTAGTCAGTGGTTCACGACCTTCGGGCATGAGTTCATCTCTGACCAATTCTATGAGTTGCTCCTTGAGCATCGCGTTCATATCGAAAACACGAGCCTTGAGTTTATCGTCACCATACAAAAGACCAAGCCAATGTTGAATTACATTGTGCATGGCCGTACCAAAAACCAGATTGATACCGGAATCTTGTTTATGACCGTCTACATATTGCAATTTCCACTGATGCGGACAAGTCATCCACTTCGTATATTGCGAATATGACACAGAGCGCTTCTTTTCAATGACTTGTTCTTCCTTTAGATCTTCCATTATTGAGTTTCTCTAAATAACTGTGAAATTTGTTCCAGTCGAAATGTTCGCCTGGGTCATTTTTTCTACCTCTAGGCCACGCTACATCGGAATGACCTATAATGGGTCGGCCCCTACTATCAGGATAACGCTTTTGTAATTGAAACACAAGCCACGATAAACGGTCGTATTGAATTTCTGTGTAAGCTTCTGGTGGACTATTTTGCAAACAGATGCCTATACTGACTTTATTCATGCGCCAGTGACCATCATAATATGAAAGACCGGCATGGCCGGCCTCATATTTCGGGTCAACGAGCCGGTATATAGTACCGGTGCGACTAATGTAGTAGTGATACGAGTTTTGCTTGCGCCGCAACCACCGAAACGTGGTCTTTGGATCAGGACTACTATCATTGTGAATTACAATATAATTGATCGTGGTATCTCTACGATCACGGGCCGGAAATGGTCGATTGACAATACGTGGTTGTGCGACTACTGATAACCATAGTGCTGCCGTAATTGTCAACATACTATCTCCTAATCTTGATATGTTACAAGTTCCATTGTTCCATCAAAATGCTCAGCTATTGCTGTCCTGTTACCGATCCAGTCTCCGCAGTTTAAATATAATACGCCGTCAATCATTTTACAAGCCGGAGTATGAATATGACCTGTAATAACTCCATAACAGTTTCGTTCCTTGGCGCGGTCTACAATAATGTTTTCAAAGTGGGTAATAAACTTAACAGCATCTTTTACGCGGTGTTTAATGAATTCACTGAAGCTCCAATGCTTCATTCCCAGAAATGATCGTAGTCTATTAATCTGGATATTCATTATGATTAAAAGTTCATATGCAATTGTGCCCACAAGTGCGAGACGCGGATGAAGAGTAACTACACCGTCGGCTTCGTCACCATGAGTAATATAGTATCTCTTACCATCGGCAGCCACAAATATATCATCGCGCTTAATGGCGATTTCACCAAATGGAACACCAACAATTTCACGAAATTCTTCATCATGGTTTCCTGGAATAAAAATAACAGGCACCTTATTCGACCGCTTGAGAATCCAACGAATGAGATTATTGTTGTTTCGGTTCCATCTCATTCCACGCCCAAGCAATCGGAGGTCAATGATATCACCAACAAAATAGTATTGTTCAGCCGGATTGTGTTTCAGAAATTCCAGTAGATCCCCCGACCGGCAACCCGCCGACCCGATGTGAACATCGCTGATAAATAATGTTCGATACTTCGCGGTCTTCTGTTCTTTTATTAAAGATTCTTTCCCAGTTTGATTCATATGTTTCTCGATCAATTAGAATCGGTCGTGGCTTACTGCCCTTTCCATTTTGCGTCATAACTTTGCCCTCTTAATTTTTTTGGATTCTAATCCATATCCTTCAAGAATAGACCTGAGTTCTTGGCGTCCTTTATCGGACTTGTAAAATACCCGAAGATACGAAATGGCTTCATCCTTAGACACACAAAAATGTTGTGCTACTAACTCGACAAGCCACGGTTCATAGTCTTCAACTTTTTTACCCTTGATCCACTTATTGAACTGCTTACCTTTGGGAAGCAACTGACTGTAAAATAAGTATACTTCACGCGGACCCATTTGACCCCAATACTTGTTGACTTCGTTGACATATGGCAAGAAGTCAGGATTCATACTAATCCCCATATTGATGACGTATGGCGTGAACGTTTTACGGTCAGCCTCACTTAGTTCATCATAATAGCCGATTTTCTGATTAGTAAAAATTGCATTGATGTGATCAAATGGTGTCTTGGGGGGCATGGTTTAGTATTCTGCGGGGATAAATGTTTCGTGCTTTGCACCGACAGGAACGCTCTGGGTTCGATCCATAACATTAGCAGCATCGGCACAATTTTTGTACATGACAGATACCATCATATCGCCGTAATTTGGTGAACTTCCTACTTTTACAAATGGCATTAGTGCTCGTTCTAGTTCGTTGACCCGAGCAACTAATACACTAATATGCTTAACCGCAGTAGCACTGTCAAGTCCATCCGGATATCCTTTACGGATAATGTTTTTGATTTCGTCGGCGGGTTGTGAATAATTTGCCATTATGATTCTCCTCAGATTAAACCGAGTTTGGGTTTTTCTGCGTCCGCAGAAGTTGTGTTGGCACCGGTGCGCCCCAATGCTTCATCACGAATGAATGGCGGGATAACCTGGTCAGGTACGGCTCCGCAAGCGTTACACGCAAATGACATCATGGGAATGATGGCATCCTTACCGTTGGGTGATAACAATGCAGGAAGAACTCGAAGAAAACTAATCTGTGTAAAAGTATGGTTTCCACACTTACAGACTAGAGCCTTTGTTTTTCCTATATCAATAGAAACTTGTCCGGCGTCGGGACTAACAATTTTACTCATGTATACCTCGATTAGTAGGTTTCTACTATAAGTAGCTGGTTAGTTGCTTTTGGTAAGCTTTGAACCAACCCAGATACCAATTACAAAAAATAGCGCCGCTGTGATCATATTACCCTATTGTTTGTAGAATGTTGATAATCGTTGCCATCATATTAATTTCCTTGTTGACCACCTGCGCGTCGTATTTTTGACCCTCAGCAATGTGTAAAATTACTTGACTAACATTTCCTTTAGCGTAGGTATCTACATTGGAGTATAAAAGACTATAAAATTCAGTAAAGTCACGAATACCAGCATCAGCGAACAGTTGACGAATTTCCGTGAATCGCTTCTTAGCATCACCCTTCTGTCCAAGAAGTTCAATGACACGAAGTTTAATATCAGAAGCAACCACTTCCTCGGCATCAATTGACAATTTCCCGTCATTAACGGCCAACGAGGCTTCGCCGATAATCTTACGAATATCGGGATAATAAGCATCTACGAGCAACTTGATGTCATCCGGCTTATACGACACGCCTTCCTGTTTCAAGATACCAGCGAGGTGCTTGGCTACCTCAATCTTATTCGGCGGAACTACGTGGAATTGCTGAGTTCTGCTGATGATCGGATCAATAATGCGTTCTACATAATTACAAGTCAAGATGAATCGGCACGACCGACTAAACGTTTCCATAACGTTACGAAGCGCAGCTTGTGCGTTTGGTGTCATGTAATCACAATTATGAGTCAGTGTTTGTGTCCGTCCAATAAAAAAGTTATGATTTCCTTGAACGGATAAATCATATACACGTCTTTGTACGTCGAGTTTTTTTATTTTCGTAATTTTGACAGTTTTTAATTCCACTTCTGGGGACAGTATGTGAGAATAAGTGTCCAATTCTGATGTTTTAACCACTAGTATCTCGCCTGTGTCTGATCGAACGTACCATTTGTGATCCGCCGTACAGATTACGACCTCACCGTTCTCTAACTCAAGTTCATATACATCTTGTAAACCTTTATCAAATTTATCAAATTGTCTCCACTCGATTCGATTGTGGGTTGTATTCCACGATTTCACTAAATCCGTCAACGGATTTACATCTTTTATAGCCACTGCGGTTTCTGACCCCTCACGAAGCACCCACACCAATGTATTTTCGTCCAAACACTCATCCAAAATGATGACTTTGAGATCTGTAAACCCCACGGTCGAGGCAAATCCCCTTATTTTGTTTCGGACTGTATCTACGTTGTTCTCGTCAGATGCATTGATATACAAGCTTTCACACTCAATGTTCTTGACAATAATCTTGGCCACTGTGGTCTTGCCTGTTCCTGGTGGTCCACTCAACAAGATGTGTGGAACATCACCCTCGGCAATAAACTTGCCAACCTTGGCCTTCATGCTATCGTTGCCGATGTAATTATCAAGTGTGGTAGGACGATATTTTTCTACCCATATACTGTGTGTAGCGTTCATATTATTTATACCATTTTCGTTGATTTTCTAGCCACGGAATCATTAACTGTATGATTCATCTCCCTACCTGTGTGATATATTTGGTTTTGAATTCTTCCCAACCCAAAGAAATAGCGTCATTATAAAACAAGATATCTGGATTGACGCGATTTTCTTCCACCAACTTTCGATATCTATTTTCTGCTTTGTTTTGCCACCACGGTACAATATCCATGAGGTCATTACAAAGATTATCTTGTAAAACTAACGAGTCTGCTGAGATTTCTTGACGAAGAAATTCCCGTGTGTTTTTGTATACCGGTGCAAAATACACACCGCGCTTGAATCCATGCTCGTAGTGTGTCGTGGTAAGACCACACTCCTTGTAAATCATATGCATGATTTTTTGTTTTGCGCCGGTAGGAGGACCACCGTGTTCCGTAGTCATCATTTTATCGTATTCCACTGGATACTTTTTCTTTATAACATCATGCATAATATCATAGTGATCGTTGTTAGGCTTGATGCTGACTTTGCCTGTTGTCTCACCTAACGACTTCCACCACTTGATACCATTGTACATACTACCATCGCCGTACAGCGACATAGTAGTAAATCCCACCAATACATTACCATATTCGCGTTGCCATATATCACGCACGTATTTTGATATTAACAACGATGCTATCAACTTACCACCAAGAAAGTTATAACCTAATGGTTGTGTAGGAGCAATAGTAGTACCAACTGCGGTATGATTGAGCATACCCGATTCTTTTTGTGCATCTGTCCATCCAATCCAGCGGTCACGAGCACCAAGATTCATTACATCACTTGACAAACTCGCAAATCCTAAAATTCGACCGTCTTGGTCTTCTACCACGAATCGTAAAAAGCGACCGGGGTTTTGATCAAAGTCAGCGGTATGACCAAACACGCGCAGGGTTCTCCACATATCAATACCTTCTCGATCATCTTTTTCAATGAATCGAATACGTGGTTGTATGTGAAGAATTTCCTGCACAGTTTGATCTACGTTCATTATATCGGTGGGACGCCAAATTCTGGCTTTGACGCGGGACGCTCGATTGTGCCATGTCTTATAAAAACTCTGTATTTCTTGATGTTTCTTGTACAAGGTCAGTTCTCTCACATCCATAGATTTTAACATATCCATATGTGCAAGAAACGCGGAACGCTTGTCATCAAATGTTTCTTCTTCTACATCAAAGAAATCGGAAATTGGCATTAGTCTTCGAGCTGAATAACTGGGAGGTAGTAAGTGACCGAGAAATCCGCGATTTCAAATGTTACGCGAGCAATACCCTGCGATGATACTTCAATCTTACCCTTATCTGCTTCCTTGTTTGCTACAAGAATATCCTTGAGATATCGGGCGTGGAAGTTGATGGGTTCAATCTTGTCTGTCGTTGATGCCGGCAGAGGTAATGTGACACGATTGGTATTCATCTTACTATGACCAATAACAATCTGTGCCGACTTACCATCACACAACACCGTAAACGTTTCTACATCGGGCAATGCGTTCTTAGCCTTGATGAATCGTTCCACGAACACCTTATCGAGAGTGGACACGACTTCAAAATTTGGCATGGCCTTCTTGGCGACAGGCGCCCTTGGAATGTTATCTTCAGACGCCAACACAAAGTTGGTCTTTACGCCGCTGTTGTCACTAAACGACAACGATGTATTCTTACCATTCACGGTAACAACCTTGACCGTGATATCCTCGTCCAATACACCGAGCATACTACGAAGCTGTGGCGTATCATATACAGCATACGAGCCTGGGTCCATCTGTAGTTGTGTGGTGCTGACTTCGCCTACCACGCTCTTGTCGTCACTGATAAAAGTCGTGGATAGACTCTTACCATCGGACTTGAGAATGACAGCATTAGCCACGCCACCAAGATTATACTTGGAAATAAACCGTTCAAGAATACTTTTCTTCATTGTTTCCTCTGTAAAAGTGAGAACACCATATAAATGTAACATCTATATGGTGTTCTGTCAAGGGTTAGTATCGCGTTATCTTGGGATCGGTAAGCTTCGATCCCAATGACATAGATTTGATAGAATTGAACAATTGTGTCTTCAATTCTAGTGACGGATCATACCCATATCGGACGTATTTGATCATACGATTGAATACAGCATCAGCATTAAATTCTTTGTGGCTATCATATCGAAGAATTTTTTCATTAAAATCCGAAAAGAACATCGGATGATAGACCAGTCTATATTCGCCATTTTCAACTATTGCGGCGCACTTGACCACCGTAAAGTCGAAATCACTCAAAACGTGTTCAGGCGTACCATAATCTCGCATAATTAAGTCAATGTTGACCTTAGTTTCTACGTTTTGGTACGATATGGTATTTGCATTTGCATGCGAATAAACATACGGAGGATTTTCTTTTTCAGATAGCTCTGTAAATCTCGTCATCATCCGTGTATGTTCGGCGTCGTTGTAAAAGAATACGTCGATATCCTTGGGGCTAAAATCTTCGCCAAGTGCAAATACCGTCTTAAATACCCCACCTGCCACGAACGAACGATTTTCAAATACAAGCGGCTTGATTAATGACAACTTATGTCGTATATGTTTTTCCGAAATGTTCTTTACATCAAGTCTTAGATACGATGGTAGTAGTGAGCTCATAACCGTGATAGTGTTCAAACAATGAATAATCGGCTATTGAAAGCATAGGACTATTTACTTGAGTTTCACAACGCCTTTTGTGAATCCACCCTTGAGCTTACGCTTGGCCTTTCGTTTGGTGTTTAGTTCTTTCGTATCAATTTTGTATAATTCAATAATCCCATCCAATACGTCAAGCACGTCTCCGATTTCTTCCATAAGATTATTATGATCCATCGCCACCAAAACCTCCGAGGCTTCCTCAACTAATTTTGCACGGAGCAAAATCTTAAATTCTGTTTCCGATTCTGTCTTTCGACTCTTTAGTCGTTCGGGATCATAATTGTCTCTTACAAGCTTCATATATTACCTCATTGTGTTGTAATTACACCTCGACAATTTCCCATTCACTTTCAATAAATGTGTTAAGTCGTGATACCAACCACGGGTACAGTGCTGTTGACGAGGGATGTACGTCAAGATGATTCCAAAATCCCCCACTAATATATTTGAAGCTAGGCCGATTTTGATAGACCTTACCGGTCTTGCTTAGATTACTCTTGACATAATTGTTGAACTTGCGGCCGTCTGTGGGCCGCGTCCACGTTCCTTTGATTTCACGCGACGGACAAAAATACAGACCCGTGGGTTTGTGTAGTAGTTTATACATCGTCATCCTCATGAGGCAGATTTTATGTCGATCCCCGTATGTAACAATGTGTAACACTACGGAATTGTAACTATTTTTACACTGTCTTTGAAAATTCCGCTATTGGTAGTCCACGATATTGCAAACCAATTTGGATTGCTTCTAAGTGTGTCGCGAAATACGAGTTGACCCGTATTACCTTCCATGAAAACTGATTTAATTAAGGAATAGTCGGTAAATGAGTATGTGAATTGTGGCGCTGATACAATTACTCCAGAGCTAGTTCGTGCATATGCACGGAATAACACCGTATCACCGGCTCGGGCCACGGTATCCGTCACCATCAATAAGGCTTGCTGTCCAGGTCGCCACGGTAATGGTGCCGGCCGTTCAATAAATCTCACTCGTATGGAATCACGAAACAACCCACTTAGAGTTTGCCACCTAATATGAATGGTTGCTTGACGATTTGTGCTCTGACTGATCAGACCAACGCTGTTACCTGTAAATAACGCCGTTGCTGTGCTATCAAACACAATGTTCCACCGGAGAAGCGGATTTGTCACCGGAGCGCCGGCGCTGGTGCGTGCATAGCCGTTGAATATAACCGTGTCTCCGATTGCAATGGAGTCTGGTCGCGGCCAAATAAGAACTTGTTGCCCTCTCTGCCAAGTCTGTGCCTCAGAAGTTGAAAAAGCCGCGAAGAACGCGAACAGGAGAGATAATTTTAGTATTTTGGATAGTTGTGTCATTGTTTTATTATTTGTTAAGGGTTGTGGGTGATTGGTGGTACTTTGTCCGTTGTAGTTGTTCATTTATTGATCGATTAACTCGTCCGAGGATGAACTTTTTTACCCTCATCTGTGATATGCAAGTCGGTCCAGATATAACGGCACTAGAGGAAATTACTTGTTTGGTAGACATATCCAAGCTTCCCCAATATACCGTTTTTCCAAGTAAAGAAAACTTTACATGGGGGTGTATTGGTTTTGAGGAAAACCGACTCCCTATTTTTCGGCGTATATTCTTACATATAGGCTTTATTGTGAATTTTGTGATGTCCACTCGTCTGGCCTCCACTCACCCTTGAATTTGAAACTACCATCACCGGTACCGGTTCTATATTTCATCTTTTATTGTCCATCCTTTAAGCGTCTTTATTTTGCCCAACAGAAGTTTATTTAAGCTTTTTACATTCAAATTATGTTCTCTTGCAAATTCGCTTTGATACAGACAAGTATACTCTTTTCCGTCAGGAGACACAAGTATATAAGACCGTCCACATTTTTTCTGACTAAGCTTACGTCTACTATCAGGTGAAAGCGTTTTACCCAATCTATATTGTCTTATCTTATTTGCAATTTCTGGATTTTCTTTGTGTTTCTTGGATATAAGTTCACTTTGCTTTTTTCTCAATTCCACGGAAGACCAAGCTCTTTCTGACAGTTTTTTATGTTTATTTCTTTCCTCCATTGACTTAAATCTGTTTATATGTGCCTGACTCATTTTGGTTTTAGTAGATTCTTTTATAACTTTGTTTCTCTGTGCTACTGAAAACCTTTTTCTGAATTGTGGATCCTTAAATCGTTCTTTGTTTGCATCTGCAATTTTTTTACGAGTTTTTATTGAGGGGTTTGTTAATCCATCCCCACCATCGGTATGATTAACCAAACACCCGGTAGCATTATCTTTTCTACCATAAAATAGTATCATTTTTCTTTCTAGAAGTAAGGATTCATGTTCCGCCAAATTGACGCTTATAAAGACTACATCAAATCCGTTCTTAGCTTTTCTATTCCAAAACTTTGAACGTCCTTTTAAATCATATGCTCTATTAGCTTTACCCTTTCCTATATAAAATGGAAACGGTTCTCCAGGTATATAATGAGCGTATACATAATATTCCATACACTATTCCAAAGAAAAATCCCGCATTTTCTCTACCCAAAGCCTACCAAGCGTAAGGATGATACTCATGCGGGATTTTATATGTGTGCTTGGTAGGCGTATATAAATAGTATATTTTGTGAAAAACACTACTTTTTACGTTTCCATCCGGTGTCTTCCCCTTGCAATACCTCAATTTTTTCAACTTCACCATCTTTTACATACACCTTTCTAATAACCTGTGTCGGATGTTTGATTTCGGAATATGGTAGTATAGGCAACTTTAGCATTTTTTTGAGTCGTTTAGTTTCTCGTTTATCTGTAAGAAAATAAATATATCTATGCTTAGATGAATCTTCCTTTTGCCAGAACGTGTGACCAATTCTTTTAGCGAGACTCTTGATGTTTTTATTACCGAATTTTGACGCAACACTACGACTATGAATCCACTCGCCATCTTCGGTGAGCTTGATGCTATAGTCAGGCATGAGTTTACTGATTCCGCACCCTTGATATAGCCAGTTTGTTGCTCTATAGATGCGGCCTGTATGTCCAACTTCAGGATCGGCATAACTAATTAAGACCTTCACCTTGGGGTCGTTTGCACGTAACCATTCAAAACTCTGTCCAATCACAAAGCTTTCAATGTTTTTATCATTGGGAAGATCTTTTACATATAGTCTAACCAGTTCCAACACTTCGTCGTTTTTTAAAATTGAAGGTCCACAAATACTATCAACTGCTTTATTACTTACCGGATGTGCATATACTATAACCCCCACCAATTCTTCATCGATATCAAAGAATCCATTAGTAGAAGTTTTATAATACACACCCAACGCATATTTACATCCATTGAGATTTTTAGTATAGTGATATTTTCGTATCATATCACGAGCAACATCATTAGAAATTCGTCTAATTGATATTTTTGTTTTGTCTATGAACATTGGCGACCAGTTTGCAAAATGTTTAGTTTCTTAAAAATGAGTTGTTATTAGAACTCGAAGAACTTACTAGCAGATTGGTTGACATCGGTTGGTAATTTACCCCATTTTAATGCTGAATAGAAATCTTCTATCTTGTTTTTCAACTCATTTTCAAACAAGGCATCGTAATCTATGTACTTGTTAACAAACTCGACCAGTTCTGGTGGGTCGTCATATCCCTTCAATGCCATCGTATCAATACCGAGATCATTCTTTTTCAGATAGGTCCACTTGATTTTATCACCAT